CCGGAAATGTCAATCCGGGCATAAGGGAAGATTTTTTCGATCGTTGAAATCTTCATTTCTTCAAAATTCGCTTCACCGCTGCGCAGGCGACTCAAGAAGCTCGCCGATACTCCGGAGTCGCGGGATATTTCAGAAAGCGATTTGTTCCGGCACAAGATTTCCAGTGCTGAACTTACATTTTCCGCGATTTTTATTTTTGGTTTCCTTTTGGTTTTTCTTTTTTTTGGCATAATATAGCACGTTTTCGGAAAAAATGCATTTTTTTTTCTTCTCGCTATTGAAACTATACTTCCGTTCATTATATTACTGTAAACACAGGAGCTTTGAACATGGAAACGAAAAAAACCATCACGATGCAGGCGACAAAAGAAGAGTTAGATAAACTGGAACTGATCGGGGAAATACACAAACGGAAAACGCTGAGTGATACCTTGCGCTTTTTGATTGAGCAGGAACACGAAAAAATTTTAAACATCTCGTTACATGCGGGTAAATTCCTACTTAGAGGTGCAGCAAAATGAGCGCCGCGCAAGTACCGGAATGGGTGAGAATATTTGAGGCTATCATTATTGGTCTCGGGCTTGGCACATTTCTGTGGGGGGGGGTCGCAGCGATCGGCTATGTTATCTGCCTGACCGTCAAGGGGGTAAAGGCGCTTTTCCGGCGGAAAGGGAAAACGGAGCCTGCGGCTGAATCTGTTTCTGCTCCGGAGCCTTCGCCTCTTTCTATTTTTACCCCATCGCCTTCTTATGATTTGATTGACAAAATTCTTAAACTCATGGATCAACACTTTGAGGTTGTCAAGGACCTGCAAGAGGAGATTGATGACCTTGAGGAACAAATTGATGACCTTGAGGAAAGAGTTGAGGAACTGGAACTTCACGAATCCGACAAACGGCATGAGGCTGTGGAAGAGTTTAAGCGGAAAGCAAAAGAAACGGAAAAATTCGTCGCCGAGAAATTCCGCGAATTCAACGAAAATATCAAAGAATCGAATAAAATTCTAGAGCCGCTCACCCGGCTTGGCGAAATCCTCAAGGAGTCTAAAAAATGAGTGACGTTTTGCTGAACATTCTTCTGCTGTCGGGGATCGCGCTTGTTTTGGCGGGGATCGGCTGCGCGGTTGCGCTGACGGTGTCGACGATCCGGAACCGTGACCGGGCGCTGAGGCTGTTTGAGGAGATCGAGAAGAGCAAAGCGCGGAGGGCGGCGACCTGGAACGGGGAGAAAGTCGATGAGTGAGGCGCTGATCAACATTCTTTCCGTTCTGCTTATCATTTGCGCGGTTGCGTGGCTTTTCGCCTGTGGTCAATTTGCGTTCTACACATGGCAGGCGTGGCGGGAGTTCCGGCAGGAGCGGGAAGACGAGAAACGGGAGGGAAAATTTGACTTGCCGGACAACTGCAAAAAATGCAAGGCGCGGCATAAGTGCTGGGCAGATGCGGTGGAAATCTATGTGAAGAGGAGCGGGAAATGACGTTTGGACTTTTCGAAGCGTTACAGATCGTGTTCAACGCGATTATGCTTCTGACAATAGCGGCACTTCTGTACGGGTTGGTGCGCGAAATTGTTTTTCCATATAAAACGGAAAAACTTTGGCACAAAAACCGCGTTCGGGAAAACGCCGCAAAAAATACCAAAAAAACTGAAAAAAAACTGAAAAAAAACTGAAATAGGACTTTCAAAAATGAAAAACGGGTGTATAGTAAGACTCAAGGAGCTAGAAAACTCCATAGCGAAGAGCGGGCGTTACTACCGTCAAAGTAGCAACCTCCTATTATTTCAGAAAGCATTTGGGCTTTCGGAAGACTGTACCCGCAAGGATCAGTGCACGACTCTTAGCGTGTTTTCTACTTCCGGAAGCTCTTTTTTTGTCCTGACTAGAAACGGGGCGGAAAAAGTAAACATAGAAAATTTACTAAGAGGTTTTGTATGTATAACGCCATCAACGAATTGTCCGGCGACGCGGCGGAGCTCAAGCTCCAAATTCGCCAGTATCTCGATTTCTCGATTCGCATGTCCCGGCGCGTGGCTCTGCGGACCACGCGGAAATACCCCCACCGGAAACAGCGTCTTTCCGATATCCAGTTGCGCCAGTTGCTCGGCGCGGTCAATCTCCTTATCGAAGCGCTGGAACCGGAGGGGAGCAGGAATTGAATTAAACTATCGGTACCTGACCGCCTGAGTGCCGTCAACGAGTACCACTAAAAACCCGTTCAGCAGAGACTGAACGTCAGCTGACCGCCGAAGCTGAACCAACGGGCGGGTGAACATTGAAAATTATGAAATTCTCTGAAAGGAGAGCTGCCGAAAAAATGATCGGCGGTCCAGTCCCGGTACTAACCCCCGGACGAAACACAAACAAGCGGGTTTATGGTATTTTCCGCTAAAAAATCCAAAACGGTGAATTTTTTACCAAAAAAAAGAAAAGAAAAAGACAGGAGACACACCATGATAACAATCAGCGAACGAGTTGAAATAATTTCTGCGTTGACGGAAAAGGCAATGATACTGAAAGAGTCGGCAGGACATGACATCAGTATCGAATGGTCGCCGATTCTGAACGAAATCAAAATCAGAGCCTATATTGGCAAATTCCAATCTGACAAGGAACCACAAAGTTTTTACATTGATTTGAATGCGAATAACCCGGCGGGAAGATTCCACGAAGCGATGAACTATCTCAATTCCATGCCGCAATAAGCTGACGAACGAAAACGAAAAAAAGAAAAGACAGACAGGAGACAACACACCATGATTACGACAGAAGAGAAGTTCGGGATGTTCACAAATATAATATACAAAGCACTGAAGCTCAAAGAATCGGGCGAGCATCATATTTTCGTTGAATGGATCCCCCATGTTGACTGGCTAAAAGTAATAATATATAAGGGACCGTGGGAACTGAACAAAGAATCAAAAATTTTTATGATTGAGTTTCAATATGTATCTTCCGCTAGGCGAACCTATAAGAAAGTAATGGACTATCTCAATAACCTGGAGAAAACAAGCGAATCGGAGGCACAAAATGGTTGAACAATGCCGACACTGCCACGGTCGGGGCTTCCATTACGTGGAGCGCGGCTCTTCCCTGACTTACACATGCGAAGACTGCGGCGGTTGCGGTTACGTTGCGACTTGCCCGGACTGCGGAATGAAGTTTCCCGCCGTTGCTGTTGCCGCTCTTGACGGCGGGCGCTGCCCGGAATGCGAAGCGCTCCACGAGGCGGAGCTTGAGCGGGAAGAGCTTGAGAAAATGGCAATGGAAGAATTGCAGGAAGTTGTATCATTTTGAAAAGAAAGCGAGGTGAAACATATGTCAACCAAAAAAGAAGTTCCGGAGGCGATCATCACGGCGATCAACGTCATGCTTGCGCCGTATGGTCGGAAGTTCGAAGACATCGATGAAACGATTGTCAAGCGGATAGAAGAACCGCGCTTCATCAACGTAAAGGATGCCGCCAGTTACAGCGGGATGAGTCGATGGCTTGTACGGTTCGGAGCCCGGAAGGGCTTTTACGCGACTCGGAAAACCGGAAGCAAACAGAAAAGCCGCCTTCTGATCGACAAGAAATCGTTTGACAACTGGATCGACAGCCGCGCTTCCGGTCAGACGCAGAACCTCGGCGAATCGGCGAACGCGTGAAAATCAACTCAACCCGAAAGGAGAGCAAAAATATGCAGAAAAGAGATGAAAAAGGGCGGTTCATGGCATCCGACACCAAGAAGCAGAAAGCATCCGGCGGCGACGCGGTAAAGATTCTGATCCGCGGCGGAGATGCCCCGGTCACGGTGGTTGTGAGAACATGACGGAGAAACTGGAAACGGAAATCATCCGGGCGGAAAAACACTGCGTTTCCTGCCTGCACTGGGACGGCGTCGTTTGCGCGATCTTCCGGAAGCGGAAAGAGGGAACGGATCAGTGTTCCCGGCGGCGGATGGAGTACAAGCCGCACCCGGCGTTTCTTGCGAAAAAGAAGAGTTGGGGATGAGTCAATAAAAAAAGTGGCTTCCTGGTTTGGACCGTAAACCGGAAAGCCTCAAGGTGATGAAACATCGTAACCATACATGCAACGAGGAGAATTTCAAACGATGGAAGAAGAAAACGAAAAAAAAATTGACGAGGAAGTCAAAAAGCTGTTTCCCGATGCGGATGATGGCTTTACCGGAATCGCGGTGCCGGAGCATGCGAACCGCAAAACGCGGCTTTCCAAGGCGCGGGTGATTCTCCTGACCTTGTGCAGTTCGGACAACGGGGAGGCGATCGACGTTCTGCGGACGGTGCTTTCCGTGATCGACAGCCGGGCGTACATCGGGTTCAAATGATGGGATTTTTCCCGCCGTCCGGGGCGGCAAACCGTTAAATATAGTTAGGCTATATGGTGTGTTGGTCGGGGCGGCGCCTGAGGCAGGGCGGCGGGATTCTTTTTCAATCTCAAAAAAAAGTTGATTCACGGCTTGAAAATCGCGGAAGCGGAGGTATATTAATACCAAAGGACGTAAGAAGCCTTTAACACAAGCGGCAGTCGCTAACCGTCATCGGCGGCGATTCCCTGAAAGTTTTTTTGTTCAAGTCTCATTTTTTGGGCTTGATGGGCGATCGAAAGATCGGCGTGTCTTGTGTTCACGTTTCTTACCCCATCGAGCCCTTTTTATTTCCGCAGTAAGAAGCGGAAAGGGGCAGAACAAGAGAACTCAAACACAAGGAGTACAACAATGATGTATCTCGCCGCTCCGATGCCGAGCAAATGCTCGGAACTCAGAACCGTGATTTCAACCCGAATCCACAGAGCGATCCACCTTTCTCACCTGATCGCACTCCGTTGCACGAAGCGCAACTATGACCGGAAGCAGTCCATGGCGGAAGTTCAGCTCCGCCAGTTGCTCGGGTCCCTCGATCTCCTGATGCAGGAGCTGGACGGAACGAAAGCGGGAAAGAAAACCAAAACCAATTAAACCGAATTCAAGCCGCAAGGACTCTTTGACAGAGCTTTCAACATCGAATACGCCTTGCAGTTTGAACAAAACCAAACAGAAACTTGAAAATTTTACACGGGGAGTCACAAAAATGACGAAAATCTATACGACAATCAAGGAAACGGCGGCTATGGTTGCCGTCGGAACAATCGGCGGCGCTATCGCGTGGGGAGTCATGGAACTGGAACAGCTCGCCAAAGCATGGCAGTTTTGAACGGAGGACGGGAAAATGAAGGAATTTGAATTGTCGAAAGAAGAAAAAGCCTTCATGGTTACGGAACTCGCCCGCAGCGCGGTTCTCCTCAACGCAGAGGGGAAACATTCGGCTACAGCAGACTACACGGGGAATATGGTGACCGTCTGCTACTATATCGGCGGATACCAGATGGGGGCTATGCCAACCAAGTTGATTATGGTTTCGCTCGGCGGCTACACAGATCCAAAAATCGCCTATGACGAGGCAATCGCCGAATTCAAAAGACTTGAAGCGTGAGGGGGAAACGAAAATGGCAAACGAACTTTTGAAAAATTCTGATACATCGGCGGCAAAAGCCGAAACCATGAATCTGCCCGCGACGTTCCAAGCGGGAGAAATCTTCATGAACATTCAGGCGTTTGAGTCCGCGCAGCGCATGGTGAAGCCGCTTGCGACTTCCGACCTTGTGCCGACCACGTTTCAGGGGAAACTCGGGAATTGCCTGATCGCGCTTGAAATGGCTCAGCGGATCGGCGCAAGCCCCTTAATGGTGATGCAGAATCTGTACATCGTCCACGGGAAACCTGCGTGGAGCAGTCAGTTCCTCGTCGCCTGCATCAACGCCAGCCGCAAGTTTACCCCGCTACGGTATAAAATGACCGGCGAAAAGGGAACCGATTCATACGGTTGCATTGCGTGGGCAAAAGATACGGAGGGGGAAGTTCTGGAATCCCCGGAAGTGACTATCGGGATGGCAAAAGCGGAAGGCTGGTTCCAGAAATCCGGAAGCAAATGGAAGACCATGCCGGAACTGATGTTGCGCTACCGTTGCGCAACGCTGTTCGCCCGACTGTTCGCTCCGGAGCTCACAATGGGAATTCAGACGGACGATGAAGTCATCGACGTTTCCCCGGTTGTCACGGAGTCGCGGAAATCCAAGTTTGAATCCAATTCCGACGCAATCACGGTTCAGCCGATTGAAGAAGGCTCCGCAACTGCCGGGAATTCCCCGGAAGTTCCCCCGGCTCCTGCTCCGGCGCCGCATCTCTCCGATCTTGAACAGCTTCAGAAGCTCCTTGACGAAAAGGGCATCCCGGTCACAGCCGACCGGATCAAAGAATACGTTGAATCGTCGGGCGACTTCTTCATCTTCTCGATGGTTGCCCAGAACGTTGACGCAATCGCGGAAGCGGTTCTGTCCAAAGGAGAATAAAGATGAACGCGGAAAAAACAACACATCATCTTTTTTCTCCGTCTTCACTGGAACGCCGGGAGCTCTGCCCGGCATCCGCACGGCTTGAAGAGGGGTTGCCCTCGTTCGACACCGAATATTCTCAACCGGGGACGGAGAAACACGCAAAAGTCGCCGCGCTGATCGGAGCATACGCCGCAGGAGAAGAAAGCCCCGACGAAACAGACGAGGACGTTCTCAAAGCGTTTAAAAAAGCCAAAGAAATCGTTCAGAATCTCGAAGAGCCCGCCGTCGGGATTTACGCCGAAAAGCCGCTTTCATACAAGTACTGCGGTATTGAATATTACCGGGGAACGGCGGACGTGGTGATCGTGACAAAATCAAAACTTGTCATTATTGACTTCAAGTTCGGACATCGCGCTGTAACCGAAGCGGCGGACAATTCGCAGGGCGCGGCTTACGCGCTCGCTGCGATGAAGACGTTCGATCAAACAACGGCTGATGTTCACTTTTACAATCCGGTAATCAATCAATTCTCAAGCCACACGTTCACGAATCCGCAGGGGATCGCGGAGTACATCATGGGCGTGATGATGCGGTGCAAGAATCCGCAAGCCCCGGCGATCCCCGGCGAAACGCAGTGCCGCTACTGCAAAGCCGCGTATCACGGGACCTGCCCGGCGCTCGCCGCAACCGTTGAAAAAACATCGACCAAAGCGGAAAGCCTTGTGCCGCTTCCGTCGTTGCAGAATCTCACGAACGCGCAAATCGTCGACCTGAAACGAAAATGCGACCTTGTCGCCAAGCTCTCCGAACGGATCGACAACCGGATCAAGGCGATCTGCGAAGCTGAAGGCTCCTGCGGACCGTTCCGGCTGAAAGAAGTTTCGGGCGGACGGGAAATTCCGGAAATCACCGAAGCATTCAAATGCGTTGACAAGGTTTTCACCGCTGAGGAGTTCCTAGGGTTCTGCTCTCTTTCAGTCGCAAAATTTGAAAAAGGGTTTGCTTCCAAAAAAAAGCAGCTCGGAGAGTTCAAAACGGAAAAGGAAGCAAAAGTTCAGTTCTGCACGGAGCTTGCTTCTCTGATTCAGCAGAAGCCGAACAGAAAAATAATCGTGGAGGCGTGATAGAAAATGCCATCCTATTATCTCCATGAAGAGCAGGTGACGAAGTTGCGGGCGCTGAAAACGCCTGTATCTTCCGTGCTCGGTCGCGCTGTGGAACGGTACCGCAACGGGGATTTCTCCGGTTTGGTACGTTTTACGAACAAAACGCACAAGCGCGATTTAATACCAAAAAAGCGGGTATCCGTTACCGCAAGGTTCCCCGGAATCAATGACGAACGGATGAGACAGATTTTAGACTGCCACTTTCTCAAGCAAGACGAGGAGCGGCGGAAAACATTAGAACGACTAATAGAAGAGGAGGACAAAAAGATCAGCAGACTGATGAAATTTTTTACCAGCAAAAAGTTCATTTTAAGTTGAACTTTTCCGTTCTTTGAAATTTGGAAGCAAGAGGAATCTACGGTGAGTGTTGAAGTAACTGGAGGCTGCGGGTATTTTCTTTTGTCCGTCGCGAAAACGAGCGGAAATACTTCTGGTCATACAGTCAAACAATCAGTACCCTAGGGTTTCCCGGTCAAATTTATCCGTCCAGAATCACAGAAATTTCCGCATTATCGCCTAGCGAGAAGCCGTTATTCTCTCTCGTTCTGTTCCGGTAAATTAGTGCCTTGAGATAAAAACTTTCCTCTTCCAAAAATCAAAACAAAAAAACAAGAAGGAGAAAAAGAAATGCCAAACAGGTATATCCGAGAAGGATATTTAACCAGTGAACGCGTCAACATGCTTGACGCAAATGCAGAGCGCTTTTATTTCCGCCTGTTTCTCGTCGTTGACGATTTCGGACGGTACAGCGCAAATGCAAGAATTTTACGGGCGGTCTGTTATCCGCTTAAGGGAAATATCAGGACGGCTGATATTTCCCGTTGGATGTCAGATTGCGAAAACGCCGGGCTGCTGCAGCTCTACACTGTGGACGGGACACCGTATCTCCAGATATTGCGTTTTTCTCTGAATCGTTCAAATTGTCGGTCGTCGAAGTCCAAATATCCTGATCCACCGGATTTTGTTGACAGTTGCTTACAGGTTGTTACAGGCTTGAAAGCAAATGCGCTCGATAACGATAGCGATAGCGATAATAATAAGGGTTTTGTCGCGCGTGGGCGCGAAGAGCCCCCAACCAAAGAAAAAACCGCATCGGGCTCATCTGTTGAAGTCGTTCCATATCCCAAACTGGATTCCGATGGAATCAACCTCGTGAAACAGCGTGCGGAGACAATCGGCTACAACATTTCCGATTCGGAAGCGGAGAACTTCATTGCGTCGTATGAGTCGTCCGGGTGGACGCGTTTCGGACAGAAAATCCGCAGTTGGCCCGCCCTGCTTGTGAGGTGGCGCAATGAATCCCGGAACGGCAGAAACGGCAGAAACGGAGGCAAGGAAAATGCAGATTGCAGAGACGTTACACTCAATGCAGACGAGTTTCTCAAGAAGCCGTACTGAATCGGGGAAATGGCGGTCCATTGCTCAGATGGTTGCCGAGGACCTTTTTGCCCGCGACGTGAAACAGCCGGGATTGAACCTTGAGGAAATATTCGCAAGGATTCATTTCGGCGAATTTGCGGGCGGCAAGGGGCTTCTCCTGATGGGAACCCCAGGAACCGGGAAAACGTTCATGCTGCGGGCTCTTTCCGACATGTTTGAGATTCCGATGGAGGACGCGGTGGAGCTGGAAAACTGTGCGGGGAACGAGATTTATACCCGCGACGTTTTGCGGCTGAACCGTCCCCGCTGGTCGGATGTTCCGAGGCATTGGAACGATTTGATTCTGGACGATCTTGGCGCGGAATCGGAATCGGTGATGGTGTTCGGGCGGGTGATGTTCCCCGGAACGAGCGCAATTTCGGCCCGATACAAAGTTTTCGTTGATAACGGCTGGAAAACGCATTTTACCACGAATCTTTCCCCGGAACAGCTCCGGAAAAGATACGGCGAACGGTGTTACAGCCGCCTGTGTCAGATGTGCGAGTTCATCCCGGTTGTCGGGGCGGATCGCAGAAAGAACAGGACCGCTTGAATTGATTTGAACTGAACGAGTTACAAGAATTAACAAGGTGATGAAGATGGAAAGAAGATATTGCAAGTATTGCGGGAAGCCTATACCCATGGACGATCTGTCGGAATGGCGTTACCGCGCAAAAGTTTACTGCTCCGGTACCTGCCGGAACAGGTCGTTTTCCGTGTCGAGGATGAGTCCGCGAATTACAAAAGAATGCCCGGTTTGCCACACAAAATTCGTGTCTCTTGCCTGCCGTGACAAGGTTTATTGCTCCACCAGATGCGGCTACATCGGCGCGGCATTGAAGAAAAAGAAACTCTGCCGGGATCATTCCTGTCTTGACAGCGGTTTCAGCTGGTCGGAAGTCTTCCGCACCGCGGAAAAGTATCACCCGGAGCGCTTTTCTGAGCTTCATTTGGACCGCCCGGAAATTCAGCAGGAAGTCATTCAGCGCTTCACCGCGGGATTGATCTCGTGGGAGAAGACCGATAGATACGCGTGGTTTTACAACCATGTGCTGTATCCCGATGATACTCTCGCCGAGACGATCAGCGACGGTTTGCTGATGATTCACGCGGTTCGCTCCGCGAATGAAGCGGATTTTATGGAAATGGCGCGAAAATGAAAATACCCAGATAAAAAAGGAAGAATCATGAGAAAATATCAGATAAATTTTTTGGATCCCGATAAAAAGCCTCTTATTATTGAAGCGGAGAGCTTTAAGGATGCGTTAGAATCCTCCATAAAAAGAGGTGAAGACCTTAAATACGCGAACCTTGAAGGCGCGGACCTTTCATACGCGAAACTTTCATACGCGAAACTTTCATACGCGAACCTTTCAGGCGCGAAACTTGAAGGCGCGAAACTTGAAGGCGCGAACCTTGAAGGCGCGAAACTTGAAGGCGCGAAACTTTCATACGCGGACCTTTCAGGCGCGAAACTTGAAGGCGCGAAACTTGAAGGCGCGAACCTTTCAGGCGCGAAACTTGAAGGCGCGAAACTTTCATACGCGAACCTTGAAGGCGCGAAACTTTCAGGCGCGAACCTTTCATACGCGGACCTTTCATACGCGAAACTTTCATACGCGAAACTTTCATACGCGAAACTTGAAGGCGCGAAACTTGAAGGCGCGAAACTTTCATACGCGAACCTTGAAGGCGCGAAACTTTCAGGCGCGAACCTTTCATACGCGGACCTTTCATACGCGAAACTTTCATACGCGAAACTTTCATACGCGAAACTTGAAGGCGCGAAACTTGAAGGCGCGAAACTTTCATACGCGAACCTTGAAGGCGCGAAACTTTCAGGCGCGAACCTTTCATACGCGGACCTTGACTATTCCTCATGGCCGTTATGGTGCGGTTCGCTTAGTGTCAAGATTGATAAGAGGATCTTCTGTCAACTGCTGTACCACACGTTGAGAGCAGTCCAGAGCGTTGAAGATGAAGAAGTTCAGGCGCTGCGGAACAATCCGGATGTATTGAAATTGGCTAATCAGTTCCATCGAGCGGAAGAATGCGGAAAGTTGGAACCGAGGCAAGGCGAGGTGAAGAAATGAAGAAAATTCTTGATGCTTGTTGCGGAAGTCGGATGTTCTGGTTCGACCGTAAAAATCCTGATACCATTTTTATGGATTCCCGCGCACTTGAAACAGAGCTGTGCGACGGTCGGAAATTGGTAATCAAGCCTGATGTGATTGGCGATTTCCGCGACATGCCATTTGCGGATGAATCATTCAGGATGGTGGTGTTCGATCCGCCGCATTTAATACAGGCGGGTGAAAAGTCATGGCTTGCACAAAAATACGGCAAATTGAACCGGAATACATGGAAAGATGATCTGCGGAAAGGATTCAGTGAGTGTTTCAGAGTGCTGGAGCCGGGAGGGTTCCTGATCTTCAAGTGGAACGAAATTCAAGTTCGGATCAACGAAGTCGTGAAGTTGGCTCCAGTTCAGCCGCTGTTCGGTCAGCGCGGCGGGAAAACGCATTGGCTCGTGTTTATGAAAGGTGAGATAAAATGAAAGAAGAAGAAAACGCAATGGTGCGGGTCGCAGAGCTGGAAGCCGAAAACACGCGTCTGCGGAAAGCTCTGCAAAAGATTGCAGTATTCGCGAACGAAGAACATTTGAAAAGGGGTCCCTCTCCGTCATGTTTGCCATTTATGACGATCAGGAATCATGCAGAAAAAGCATTGAAAGGGGATGAAAATGAGTGAGCCAAAATTTACGCAGGGACCGTGGACGGTTGGAAAAAGCATATATCAAGGTAAGGCGAGAGTTTACGCCGAGAAGGGCGGGCGAATTGCGGATGTTTTTGCATACAAGGAAGACCAAGTACATGCCAACGCCGTGCTGATCGCCGTCGCTCCGGAGATGCATGAGGAGTTGAATAATATTTGCCTGATGTGTCAACGCGGCGAAATTGAGGTGGAATATACGTCATTGCGTTTGAACGGCGATTGTGAAAATTGCCGAATTGGGAAAATATTGAAAAAGGTAGGATGAGAAATGAGAATATCATATCAGTTGTCAAGAGTAGACGACAGCGACCTTTGGCTTGCATTAGCGCTTTTGCTATGTGCATTTGAAAAGAATGTTTTTGCTTTATTCGCTTTTGGGTTGGGGCTTTTTTGCGCGATAGCAAAAACTCGTATAAGCATAAAAGAGAAAAACGCTCAAAAACAGGAGAGAGAAAATGAACGAGAACGAATTTGAACTGGGCGGAAGGCGATATGTTGCAAAAACAGTGCCTGAAGAAAATAGAACCGAATATGGGTATTCCTGTGATATGTGTGCTTTTGAGCAGGATGAAAATGCATGTTTTTCCGCTCCGGAATGTAGGGACATACTTCGGAATGATCATAGAGAAATTATTTTTGTCGAAGCAGAAAACAGGGAGTAAACAATGAATGAAAACGAGTTTAAAATGAACGGCAGGCGGTATGTTGCCGTGGTCAATGAAACCGGTTGTAATGCATGTGCGTTTTTTGACGATGTTTTTTGTCCTATGGCTCCTTGCGGTCCGGAGGGGCGTTCAGACGGACGGGACGTTATTTTCGTTGAAGTTCCGGAACCGAAGCCGAAAACAAACGCCGACCGGATCAGGGAAATGAGCAACGAGGATTTGGCTGACTTTTTAAATGATATGACAGATTGTAGTAGCTGTGCTACTGCTATTCACAATTTTTGTCATGCAAATGAACATGAAAACTGTAATGCTGTAATACTCCAATGGCTGAACCGCCCGGCGGAAGAAGAAAGCGAAAACCAATAACAAACAGGAGAAAAGATGCAGATTAAATTCAAGAAACTTAGACCGGAGGCTGTAACTCCGAAGCGTGGAACACCGGGGAGCGCGGGTTTTGATCTGACTGCAACATACATCCGTAAAGATTGCGGAGAGGATTTTTTGTATCGGTATTTTACCGGTATTGCCGTTGAAATACCAACCGGATATGTCGGTTTGATATTTCCACGTTCCAGCATTTTCCGAACTGGCATGCTGCTGACAAACGGCGTAGGGGTAATAGATAGCGATTACAGGGGAGAAATACAAGTCGTTTTTGCGGGGACAAAACCGACGTACAAGGTAGGGGATCGGATTTGTCAGCTTGTCGTTGTTCCGATTCCGGATGTGGAATATGTCGAGGTTGAAGAGCTTTCCGAAACGGAGCGCTGAACCGGAGGCTATGGGAGTACTGAGAAATGAGAACTATAACCGTGTTATCTGTTCGTCAGCCGTGGGCGTGGCTGCTCTGCGAGGGGCTGAAAAATATGGAGAATCGCAGCTGGAAGACCAATTACCGGGGAGAACTCTTCATCCACGCCGGAAAATCCTTTGATTGGAACGCGTTTAGGTTGTTGAGTCAAGCAGTCCCTACACGCTTCGCCGGGCTGAAAGTCGTGGAACACTTCGGGATCCGTTTCGGCAAATCGGAACGGGAATCCGTAATCACCGCTCACAAAGATGAGTTCGGCGCGATTGTCGGCATGGTTGATCTGATTGATTGCGGCAGAAGCCAATCCGTATGGGCACAGCCGGAAGTCAAATATCACTGGACAGTCCGGAACGGACAGCACATTATCGCGATTCCCATGCGTGGGCAGCTCGGATTGTTCCAAGTTCAAGTAAAGGGAGAAGAAAATGACATGTTTTGAGTTAGAGTACTCAATGGATTGTTCGGTAAATTGCATTTGTAATAAGTGCAATACTGAGCTCGATATTCAAAGTGTTGATGCGTCGTTCAGCGGTGATATTACCGTTCGTGTTGAGCCGTGCGCGAGATGCAATGGTATCGAAATCGACACACAGAGTGAATTTTTTAAGGATTTGCTTGAATATGCCGAAAAGGAATTCGGTCGCGAAGCTGCGCTCCGCATTGAATTGTTCGGATTGACCTATCATCCAACAAAAAAAGGATAATACAGAGGAAGTGTAATGCCGCCCTTGAAAAACGGGGGGCATTACATTACTGATGCAAAAGGACTCTAAGTATGCAGCAGCCTTTTTTATTATTTCAGTTTGATATGTGATTTTTTAATTTTATGTTACCTTAACGGAGGTAATCAATGGAATATGTAAAATGTCTTAACGGCATATTCGGCGAATACACAGAACAATGTCCGGAAAAATGTGAATGGCGGGAATCTTGCCGAATATTTAGCTCCTCCAATCCGGAAAAAGACCGAAAACTATCCCATTCTGTGAGCTACGATGAAACGGAAAATATTATTCATGAGAAACAGAGAAATTCCGATTCTGGCGAATTTGAACAGTTTACTTCAATGTTGACTTACCTATTATCTCTAGATGATAATACATTCGCATTCGTTTGTGATATAATCGAGTATCCAGGTATTCAGCAGGCTGAACTTGCCAGACGAAGAGGCGTTTCTCGACAACGAATAAATACCGCATTGCTTCATTCTTGCCGACGCCACCCGGAGTTGATTCCACTGTTCAGGCTTTGTGTTGGACGAAGGACAATGCAGCGCAATCGTTATGCGCGAAAAGCCTCTGCGGCTCTTGAATTAACACCAAATCTACCGGGAATTGAGTCTGACGGGGCGGGTGAAAATCTCAAAACGGAAACGCCGATAGACCGTACCCCGAACTCTTTTACGCACAAAGGCAGGGAATAGAAAAATGCACTGGCACAAATCGAACAACGTTCTCGCTTCGCTTCGCTCGTCTGCGCGATGGCAGAATCTCCGATCAACGGTTCTCACGCAGCAGAGCGGGCTCTGCAAACTTTGCGGCGGGCTGGCTTCCGAAGTTCATCACATCGAGCTTGCAACTCCGGATAATTTTTTCCGTCGGGAAAATCTGGTCGGGCTTTGTTGCGAATGCCACCAAAAAGTCCACACTGCATATCGCGCTGGCATAACATGGGAGTTGCTCAATGGCAGGGGTTAAAGGCAGATCCGGCGGAAACGGCAGAAAGTCGATCGCCGAACACATAGCGAACGGTACTTACCGGAAGGACCGTCACGGCTCTCTCGCGGTAATGCAGCCGGCTTCCGCACAATCTCTGCGGATGCTTGCTCTGAATTCGGACGAGAAAGAGACGCTGAACTATCTGCGGCAGATTATCCCGAATATTCAGCCGTCGATGGCTGTTCACCTCTCGTTACTTGCGCATGACCTGACCTTATATATGCAGGCGCATGCAGCTGTTCTTGAATCTGGAATATACGCGGAGGACTGGAAGGGAAACCGCGTGTTATCCCCTGCATTTCGCGCGAGGGAACGGCTTATCCGTCAAGTCCGCACTGACCTCGTGTCGTTCTCTCTCTCCTCTTATCAGCAAGCCGTGCTGATGGACAAAATCACAAGTGCTACCAGCCGGATCGCGAAACCGAAACCGGGAGCATCCCTTGAATGAGAATATCCAAAAAAGCGCGGGAGTTCTGGCATTCTCCTCTTGCCGGATTTGATTTTTGGCGGGATGCCGGAACCGCCAAATTCTATCCGCGTCTTGCAGATTGGGCGATCAACTTTTTTGAGCGGGAACTGACCCTGACGAATGGCGAATGGCGGGGACTGCCGTTTTTGCTTCAACCATGGCAGAAACAGCTTGTCGGTCACCTGTTCGGATGGTTGCGCCCGGACGGAACGCGGCGTTTCCGGAAACTGTTCCTGTACGTTCCACGTAAAAATGGGAAAACCGAACTGGCCGCAGGTCTCGGACTTATATTTTTCGTTGCCGACAACGAACCAGGCGCGGAGGTCTATAACGGCGCACTTACGATCACACAGGCGAAAATACTGCGGAACAAAATCCGGACGATGATCCGGAGCAACCCATATCTATCGGAACGGTTCTCCGTTCCAAAAGGACAGCACAACACAACGATCAGCGATCCGGACACAGAGTCTATTCTCCAAGTTCTCGCCGCGAATGAAGAATCAACGCAAGGCTTCAACGCGCATTGCGCCATTGTTGACGAGCTTCACACGCTGCCGGACGGCGGTTTCCCCGGCGCTCTCGCCGAGTCGATGGGAACCAGACGGCAGCCGATGATGATCGAGATCACAACAGCCGCAGATGCCGGGGACAACTACTGTAATCAGGAACTTGATTACGCGGAACAGGTGCGGGATGGCCGGGTTTCCGATCCGGAGCTGATGCCAATCATTTTCCGCGCCACGGATAAGGATGACCCGTCTGATCCGGCAGTCTGGCGGAAGTGCAATCCGTCCATCGGAATAACGATCAAGGAGAGTTTCTACCATCAGCAGTATAAGCGGATGAGCAAAACCGCCATCGGCCTGGCGAGATTCAAAAAATACTTCCTCAATCTTCCGACTCTTCAGAATAAGGCATGGATCGACGTCGAATTCTGGAACGCCTGCAAAGCGGATTTCCCGCTTTCCGAAATGGAAAACAAACGTTGCTATATGGCAATAGACAGATCCAATGTTTCCGACATTTCCGCGATCGGTCTGTTTTTCCCGGATGAGATGGCATATCATTGTGAATTCATCGTTCCACGCGAAACGGCGGAAAACAACATTGCTTATTCGCAGTGGGCGAAAAGCGGGCTGATTCGGATTTCCGAATTTTCCGCGATCCGTGATGATGAACTGTTCGAGCTCGCCGCGGATCTGAAGCAGCGTTATAATGTCGTCGGGATGCTGTATGACCCGTGGAGGATGGCAAGTCTAGCCGAATGGATCAGCAGACGTCCAATGCGTCCGGGCTACGATGACGGCAAGGACCCGCACGGGTTCGGACTCGGCATTCCGTCCGTTCCGGTCGCGCAATCGTACAAGGAACTCTCCGGCATTGTTTCCGCCGTCGAAATCGCGGTGAAAAATAAAACGCTCCGCCATTTCGGCAACCCTGTTCTCCAATGGATGATCCAGAACGCTCGAACGGAAAGCGATTCAAAAGAAAACGTGAAGATCGTCAAAGAATCCAAAGGCTCACCGAAAAAGATTGACGGAGTGATAACGCTTCTGATGGCATATAAGCCGGTGATCGTCAAGGACCTGTTCCAAGTTTCCGTGTATGAGACTCTCGGCGGATTGCGCGAATAACGCGGAGTGTTGACATTTTGCTGATTCTGAAAGGAAAAGGCAAATGAAAATACTGAAAAAAATAAAAAATATCTTTACGCCGAAAGCGCAAAGCCTTACGGAAATCGACAATCTGGAAGCGTACTTCCGCGATGCCGGAGTCTCTGCGGCTTCTGCGCAATCCTGCTCCACCGTCTATGCCTGTATCCGCGTGCTTGCAGATTCGATTGCTTCTCTTCCCTGCAAACTGATGGTCAAAGACGGCGATACGATCAGGGAAGACACTGCCAATAATCTGTTTTGGCTTCTGAATCAAGAGCCGATGCCGGGAATCACTGCCGCTACCTATTGGCGGTTCAACATCAAATCTCTGCTGACTGCCGGTTTCTTCCTGTCACTCGCGATTCGGGCGGGAAACGGAAAAATTACCAGGCTGATTCCTGTCCATCCGTCGCGGGTTTCGCAGATTGAACTCCTCCCCACCGGCGGATTCCGATTCACGGTAATCAATCGCGAGGGCGCGATTCTGAACAGAACGTCAAGGGATGTTCTGTTTGTCCCCTATGATCTCGCGGGTCCGGACTTCGACCGCCCGATTTCCCCGCTTGACTGCCTTATAGACGAACTCAAAACACTGAAAACATCACAGACGTTTCTATCAAAACTGCTCGCGAATAATGCCCGCCCGAATGGATACTGGGTAAAGACGAACGGCACTATCGCATCCGAAGAAGTCTATCGACGGCTCAAGGAGCAGTTGAGCGATATTATTATGGGCAACGGAGCAACGCGGACACCGCTTGTCGAGGACGGTCTGGAATTCCGCGAGACGACGCAGAGCAACACCGATTTGCAGTTGCTGGAATTGATGCGTTTCTCTACGGAGCAGGTTGCCGGAGTATTCGGCGTTCCTCTGCACATGATCGGCGACATCCGGCAGGCGAAAGGCTGGTCGACCAATGAACAGCAGGAACGCGAGTTCGTCACGACTTCACTGATCCCGATCACGAACAGGATCGAAAAAGCGATTGTCACCGCGTTCATCCCGGAGACGCATTGGGGCAGACAATTCCCGAAATTCAATTACAAAGGTCGCTTGCGCGGAGACATCAACACTCAGGCGAACTTTTACCAGAAGATGAATCAGATCGGCGTTATGTCGATCAATGAGATTCGCGCACTGGAAGACATGGACCCGATTGACGGAGGCAATATCCACCTCGTACCGATGAATTACCGTGAACTCAATGAGAAAGGCAATAACGATGAACAGCAACATGATGAAACTGCTTAAAATGAAGACCGAGACATGGTTCAACCTTGACTCTGCCGAAAGTGATGATACTGCGACTCTCCGCCTGTACGGAGTGATCGGCGGAGACTGGTTCGACGATGGTACGAACGCAAAAGATGTTTCCGAACAGTTGGAGAAACTGAACGCGAAAACATTGGAGGTCAAGATCAATTCGCCGGGCGGCTCTGTGTGGGATGGCTGGGCGATCTATAACTCAATTCTGGCATGGGGATTCGGGGGATCAAACCGTGAGGTCGTTATATATGTCGACGGCTGCGCCGGATCCATCGCTTCCGTTATCGCAATGGCGGGCGAACGCATCATTATGCCGGTTGCGTCGCAGATGTTTATTCATAATCCGTGGACGATCGCCGCCGGAAATGCAAACCATCTGGATGAAGTCAGCCGCAACCTTCGCGATCTTGGCGCAACGATTCGCCGGATTTACAGCGCCAGAACGGGACAACCGGAAAACGTCATTCAGGAATTGATGGACGGTGCGGAGGACGGTACGTTCCTCTCGGCGGAACGGGCGCTGGAACTCGGCTTCTGTACGGAAGTACGGGAGAATATCCGGGCGGCCGCTTGCGGAGGCGTGGAGATTCTCGGCAAGATCGCCGGAAATGTTGACACAGCGCGTATTGATGCACAGAACATTGTGAATGCAATCTATCGGAACACCAAAATTCTAACAACGAAAGGGTAAGTTATGGCTGAATCCGAAATCATGAAGGCTCTGGACGCGCAGCGCGAAGCGTTTGCCGCGTTTCAGGAGGCGGTTAAAACCGAAAACAAAGAGGCGGCGGCGAACGCCGAAAAAGCCTACAACGAAGCGAAAGACCGAGCAAATACTCTCCAGGCAAGTTTGGACGCGCAGAACAAGCGTCTCGAAAAAATTGAAACCGATCTTGCCACCGCTGCAACTCTCGGCGGCAAAAACGGAGCCTCTGATCTGACTCCGAAACAGCAGGAGTATCAGACGGCATTTGCTTCCGCGCTGCGCGGGAATTATTCCAAGGACCGGATGTTCTCGCTCGGACGGGAAGCCTACGGCGCACTCGTCGAAAAAGACAACGCGTCCGGCGGATTCCTTGTTACTCCGCAGCTCTCCTCCAGGATCATCGGCGGTCTTGCCGTTCACAACCCGATGCGGAGCGTTGCAACAGTTGAGAATATCTCCAGTCCGACGCTTGAGATCATCGCCGATCCGGAAGACATGGACGCCGACTGGATGGACGAGACAACTACAGCCAACGAAAAGAGCTACGGGAAGTTCTACAAGCATGAGATTCCGACGAATTTCCTGCGCGTCCGTGCCCGGATTTCCCGCGCTCTGCTCGCTGACACCGCTTATGATCTTGAGAGCAGACTGGTCGCCAAAGTCACAAAGGCATTCGCCAAGAAAGAGCGCGACGCGCATATTTCTGGCGATGGCGTGAAAAAGCCGAAAGGTCTGTTCACGGTCAAACCTTCTGCCTACGATGGGTCTGAAGTCACGTATGGCGTATGGGAGTACCTCGCCTCCGGTAACGCTTCGACAATGGGAACGAATCTTGACGTGTTTCTTGACCTGATCGACGCAGTCCCGTCGGAATACCGGGCGAATGCAAAATGGATGATGCGCCGTGCAACGTTTACCGCGCTCAAGAAACTCAAAAAGAGCTCCACGTTCGATGGGTATCTGCTCTGGGAACCGAGCTTCCAGCCGGGAGTTCCGGACAAGTTCCTCGGCTATCCGATGATCGAAAATGAATCGTGTCCGGAGGTTGCGGCAGACAGTCTGCCGATTGCGTTCGGTGATTTCGCGGAAGGGTACACCATTGCCGACCGCGAGGGGATGTTCACCATCGTCGACACGATCACCGATGACCGTTTCATCATTTACAAGTTCTTCCGCCGGACCGGAGCCGGTCCCGTGGATTCCCGCGCGATCAAGTTCCTCAAGGTCGCGGCAAACTGATAAGGAGATAAAAAATGAAAGAGATTTACAGCATTGTCAAAACTGATGTTGTGGCGGCTCCGCAGACTTCGACGACCGCCGCTGTAACCGGAGAAATCACCTTGAACGGAGACTTTGACGCTCTTACCGTCGCCGTAGCATACGGAACGGGCGGCACACTTGAGATCAAGGTTGAAGAATACAACGGAACGGAGTATGTCGCCGCTGATCCGATGAACATCATCGGTGCAACTCCCGACTCTGACGGAGTCGTCGAAAAAACAGACGGGACCGCCGCCGGAGTCTTTGAATTCGGATACGCCGGAATTGCTGACAAGATCAAAGTGTCGGTAACGCCTTCCGCCGCAACACCGCTCGCGATCCTCGCGACAAAGGGACATTTCCGCCTGTCCCCGCCCGCGCGGTAAGGAGTCGCCCATGCTGGAAGTCAGAAGGGAACTCGTGACCGCGCCGGAGCCGGTCATAACATCGGAACAGCTCGCAGCACACCTGCGCCTCTCCGATGATTCCGAAGGTCCGGAGCTTTCCGCATACATTGCGGCTGCAACGGATGCCGTGCAAGGCTACTTGAAGCGTCCGGTCCCTCCGCAAACATGGCGCTTCTACTGGCCGGAATCGGCAGACAAAACGGAAATCGGTTTTTCCCCGGTCATTGAGATTCTCGATACTTCCAGTGTGGGCGGCTTCACGGTTCAGACGGCGCGGGTCGGATTCGATCCGGTCCCGCCGTCCCTGATCCTCGCAATCAAACTGTTGGCGGCGGACTTCTATGAACATCGCCACGCACAAACCGAAATCAATTTGCAGGAGAACCGCTCTTACTGGTTCCTCCTCGCCAATTACAAGCAGGAGTTTGCGTACTGATGGAAGCAGGAGAATTGCGTCACCGGCTGGTGATCGAAGCGCCGGAATACACAAGGAACAACGATGGGGAAGCCGTCATTACCTGGACGCCGATCCATACCGTATGGGGGAAGATCACGCCGATCGGCGGGCAGGAAAAACTTTTGGCGGAGAGCCTGAAAAGCGCTCTTACCCATAATATCTTGCTGCGCCGCGTGAATTGTCTTGCGGCCAACATGCGGATCCGGTTCGGCTGCCGGATTTTTGAGATTGTTGAAATCAAGGACGATCCGACGTTCGCAGTTTCGCAACTGCTGAAAGTGTCGGAAGTCCTTCCGGAGGTGAATGATGGCGAGTGTTATTGACAATAAGCAATGGATTCGCGTTGTCGGAGCAAAGGAGATTCAGATGAATCTTGCGAATCTCGCCGATCCGAAAACAATGGAAAAGAAAGTTTTGAAGCCCGCAATCCGCAAAGGGTTGCGCGTGATCCAGAAAACAGCGAAGAAGAAGGTTCCGGAAAAGACAGGGACTTTGAAAAAATCGCTCGGAGTTGGCTTCAAAAAGAAAACAATGATCGGCAGAGTTGGCGTAAAGCAGAAATCCGCAGTCGTTATCAACGGGAAAAATGTTGATCCGGCAAAATACGCACATCTCGTTGAGTTCGGAACGAAAACCGCTCCTGCACACCCGTTTTTGCGTCCGGCATTGGAAGAGAGCCGGGAAGCCGCGTTCGCTGCAATCTCGGAGGAAGCAAAGAAGAAATTCGCTGAAATAAAACCAGGAGTATTGTGATGAATCTGCGGCGCGCCTTGATTGAATATCTCACCGATCACGGTATTCCCAACGTCTACACGATGCCGGTTCCACCGAGCATTGAGATGCCGTACGCTGTTCTGACGCTCGTTTACTGCACACCGAATCAGGACAGCTTGACGGATACGGACAGCGCAGAATGGCAGTGGCAGGTTGACGTCTACGCTAGAAGTTGTAAGGAAGCGGACGTGCTGAGTACGGCGTTGATCGCCGCGCTGAACCGCCCCGGCGAATGGCCGGAGATCGGCGGCAAAAAAGCAAGCTATTGCAGGCTAGATTCGTTCGCCGATTTTACAGAATTGGAACAGGACGGCTCCGAACAGAGAACCGTCCGTTATGAACTTGAGTTCAAAATTATCATCTGAAGGAGAAACAGACATGGCAGGAAAAAAATTTGATGGTAACGGGACAAAGATCAAAGGAGCGGCGGACTTCACCGCCGGCATCAACTCCATCGGAGTCCCCGGATGGTCGAAAACGGAAATCGACGACTCGGATCTGGCGAACGTAGATGTTATGACCGCAATTCTCGCAACGCTGAAAAAATACAACGCGGCAACATTCAATATTGATTTCGCCGCCGCGGGGCAACTGGCATCCGAGGAAGGAAATCAGGAATGGACCATCACATTCCCCAAGAGCAAGGGAACGCTGACATTCTGGGGACAGATCCAGGCGGTTGCAGACTCCAGTTTCGTTAATAACGAGAGTCCCACCCGTGATGTGACGATCACTCTTACGAATCTGAACGCCACGGGCGTGGAAACAAAACCCGTTCTGACAATCAGCGGAGGCGCATGATGACATTCAAGGAACAGTTTATCGCGTCCGCTGCGATCCGGGAAAAGACTTTTGAAGCAGCGTTCAACGGCGCTACGCTGAAAGGGATTGTCCGGATTCATCCGGCAAAAAAGTACCGGGAGATCATTGATGAACTCACGGAAAAGGGGCTTCCCGTCTTGCAGGATCAATTCCTGAATGCAGAAGACCGGTCGCCAATGTTCGGCGGGCAGAATATTGATGAGGTGTTGCCGGATGCCGTTATCTGCGACCTGTACGCGGAATTCGTCAAGGCGAATACTGGAAACGATCCACGGAAAACCAAAAAGGGGGAGTAACACGCGGGGCGCGCGGAGCGCCTGACCGCCTCGCATGGTTCCAACTTGCGGAAATCGTGGGGATATGGGATATTGACTATCTCGAATCAGTCTGCCCGTATTCCCTGCTCCATGAATGGCAGGATTATCTGCTTTTCGCCGCAAAATGCCGGAACGGGGAAATCGAAGCGGATCAGATCACGGAGATTTCCGAACACGATTTGATGATGGGGCTTGCCGGAGCCCTCGGCGCAGAAATCCGGTATGTTTAGGAGTTCCCGATATGGGAGCTCCTTTTTCATTTGATTTTTCCTGAAAATGCGGCTATATTTACCGCATGAAAAAGAAGAAATACATCATCCTGATAATCGTTATCCTGCTGTTATCAGCAGTGGGATTCGCGTTCTGGCATCATCGGGTCCACCAATACGACGGTATGTTCTGGCTCAACCGCCGTTCCGGGGTGCTGCACAATCACACCTGCAAGCATTTCAAGAACCGTCAACCGGAGGAACTCTCACCGTGGAAAGACATTGAGAGTTTCCAGTATCGCAACTGCCGGATGTGTAAAGGCGACAGAATCCGGCAGAAGTAGACAAAATTAGATTTCCCGTCCGCACGCCGGGCAGAAATAGCGGTTCCTGCAAACGATCAGATATATTAATCCTGGCAGAATTCCGAAAAGCAATAGCAATATAAGGCATCCAACAGAACCGCCACGAATTTTTATTTTTCCGTCATATCCGCAACTGCACCGAACATTCTTTTGCACGAACCCAACCAAAATAAGCAGAATTCCGGGAAAGATGAATAGTCCGGCAAACCCCCATCGGATAATAGGGTCTCCGATACCGCTTAACAGAAGCAATATAGCAATACCTACCATCGCGAACCCAATGTATGCTACTGTTATTAACGGATAATATGTTTCGGGGATTTTTGGCACAATAGTTGCCGGAGTCGGCGGCTTTACGGTTTTCACGCGTTGTGTTTTACCGTGTGCGGCGTTGTCTACCAGATATTCCCCGCAATACCTGCATTTTTTCGCTGAAATAAGAATCTTTTCACCGCACATCGGACATCTTTTTTGCGCTTCTTCTGCAATAAATTTTGTCCCGCAAGCGCATTCGACTTTATGCCCGATATAAGTTTCTTCTATATCGTATTCCTGACTACAAGATGGACACTTGATTTTCATGGCATTTATTTCTCTGATTGTTCATAATTATGCTTCTTTAAAGAATACTCCAAAATAAAAAATTTTCAAGTTTTTTTTGATTTTTTGTTTTCAAGCTCAAGAAAAAGTTCGGCATATTGACATTCTTCTCATATTTAAAACATAAGGAGAAATCTCAATATGATTAAAAAGACACTAGGTACACTCGCCGTATATCTTGTCGGCAATAAAACACAACTTGATAAAACTCTTAAAAGTGCTGCAAAAGGCGTTGGAACATTTAAAGATTACGCGTTGAAAGCCGTCAGCTCTATCGGTATCTTATTCTCATTTTCCGCCGCCATTCAAGGAATCAACAGACTCAAAAACGAGCTGGACAAAATCGGAAAAGCCGCAACCAATTTCGGCGTTGCAACCGGATTTTTTCAAGAGTTGGAATACGCGGCCCGACGCACGGGAACTCCGATTGAACAGGTCCAAGCCGGTTTTGCCAAAATCAAAAAACTGGCGGGTGATGCCGCAGCAGGAAAAGGAGAAGCTCAAGGGATTCTGCAAATGCTCGGACTGGATGAAAACGCGGTCCGCAACATGAGTCCGGAAAAGCTCTTCAATTCCATAAATTCGGCAATCATGGGATTGGATGAGAAAATGCGCTCCAGTGTAGGAGCGAAAATCTACGGGGAACAATTCGAGAAGATGAACAACTTCCTGCGTGATTATGTTGCGCTTGGAGAAGAAGCCAAAGACCGTGGACTTATCATCAGAGACGACGAAATAAAAAGTGCTGAAGCTCTGAATGATGCGATTCTGAATTTTGAACGTTCTATCCGTTCTCTCATTGCGAACACCGGCTTTACGTCATGGCTGGCGGAAATCGCTGAAGGACTTGACGAATTGATTAACAGGAGGTCCGAAAAAAGAGCGAAAAAAGAAGGGATTGTCGTTGAATATACAGAACCATGGTGGAAGATTATCGGAAGAGCGGGTCTCAGCTATACTCCCCTCGGACCTGCAAACGGAGCCTTCTCGATAGGAACATCTATTGGAAGCGCAATCACCGGGAACGGTAATAAATACGCGACTAGTATTGATGAACTTATTTACGGTAAAAGAGTAAATGACTATAAAATCTCTTCCGAAGCTGCCACCAATCCGCAGGAGCAACAACGGAATTCCGCTCTTATGAAAATCAAAGAAAATGCCCTTATTGCTCTTGCCGTCGCAAAAGAAGCGGATGAATCAATTAAAGCCAAATTGAAAGAAGCCGGAGACGCTAAAAACGTATTTACCGCGCAGGAAATTATCAAAGCTGCCGGAGAGATCGCCCAAAAAGCAAAAGCCCGTATCAATGCGTTGCAACAAGCATCGGATGATCTTCGGCGAGAGAATAGAATTTCCGGCAATCGTCAGGAATTCAGGAAAGCGACGGACATATTACGTAATTCTTCCCGCGGCATTAGATCATCGGAAGCGGATAGCAATTCCCTACTTGATAAGATTCTGAAAGCTAGGCAGGAAGAAATGAAAGAGCAAGACAAAGCGGAGGAAGATTGGCATAAGACCGAAGCCCGACGACAGAAATCCATCGAGCAGGAGCAAAGGAACTTTGAGCGCGAAATGCGCTATAAATACCTTGAGCTTGCGGGCAATGGCGAACAGGCGCAAATCGAACGGTACATCAACCAGTTGGACGATAAATACAACTCGCAATTCGAACGCGGGCTGACAGATGAGGAAAAATCTTCCTTCGTGGCACAAAAGAAACTGCTGATGGATTTGGACAGATCGTCCGAATCTCTCCAGACGCTGTTCAATGGCAACGCTCTGGCGGAAACGATGCAAAAGGGAAGTCTTGAGGTTTACCGGCTTCAAGCGAAAATAAAAGACCCGGCAAGAGAAGAACAGCTGAAACTCGCGAGGGAAAACGCGGACGCGGCGAAACGCGCCGCGGCCGCCGTTGAAATCATGGCGCAGAAAACCGTAGGAATTCAGGCAGCCAATATCGGTTCAGTTATAGGAGCTTAACTATGGAATATTCACTTTCAGTCACGCAGAACGGAACGAACCTTACGTTCTCGGAATCGTATAAATTCTATTCTCTGAAGACGATCCTTGACATGATGAACGCGACCGATCCGGCACGGGAGGTCGTGACGGATTCGCGCGGAAAGCCGATCCGGAAACTCTATTCCATCTATAAGGATGGCGTTGATACGAATTCAAGTGTCAATCTGTATCTTTATAATATTCAATGGAAACCGGTCGATGGCTACACCTGGACCGCAAGTTATACATATTCTCCGCAGAATCAACAGTTCGTGAATAAGGAATCGCAGAAAAAGCCGTGGGATCGAAATCCGGATTTTCGGAAAGTCCCCGCTGAAATAACGATCCCGATGGAGAAATGCTACAAGGAGGGAGATGCTCTCGGTAAGCCGACCCGGAATATCGCGCTTCCGAACGGTCGCCCGTTCTCCACGCCGCCGATGCTGAACATCAACGCGGAGCGGTTCCAGATAACATGGTGGACCAGACGGGTGAACGGAACAGCATTCGACGACTGCCGCTTTTCCCTGAATGCGGGAAAAATCCGTATTGATGAATTCGAGTACAGCCGTGGCGCTCTGCTGCTGGAAAGCTGTTTCTATTCGCCGCTTTATGATACTGACGATACGGTATATTATCAGTGCGAGGCTTCGATACTTTATCGGCAGGATGGGCACAACTTCAAACCGCTGTATGCGGATTATCAGGCAATATTCGGCGGGAAATGTCTTCCCATCCAGCAGGACCCCGACAGCGGGGAATACGGTTCATGGCCATCAGACACCAGAAAACCGAAAGTGACAGACCCCGTTCCATTGAATGAAGACGGGACCTTGCTTGTAACCAATCCGAACGAGAACAAGGAGTGGATATTCGGCGATTTCCAAATCTATCCGGCGGTTGACTGGACGCCGCTCGGCATTCCCAAGGTGAAAGGAGTGTTTCAGGGATGAGTGAACTTTTCGGACTGACCAAAAACGACAGGAACCGTCTGCAATATATTTCCGATCACTTCCCGCGCCGGCAATCTTCCGGAGTCGGAGCCAACCGCCACCGCGCGAACTATGCGGAAGCGGAACCCGGCGATTACGACGGTATGTTCCGTGTCGTCTTGACGAATCAGGACGGCAACTGGACGCTTTCCGTTACCGGACCGTGGGAGGGGGTCTCCGGCTACGGCTATATCAATGGTTTAGCCGTAGCGTGGGGGACTTTCGAGAACGCGACTCCATACGAAGGCTTCCTGTGCCTTGTCGCTAGAATTGACAAGACCACCGCATTTACATTCCGGAACGGAATCCCTGACATGCCGAATGCCGAAAAAGGGAAAGAAGAGGAAGCGGAGGCTTTTTATCCGATCGCGAAAATAGACAAGACAACTGACGATGACGGGAAAGAGACATACAGCGTTATTCAGCTCTCCCGGTATGAGTTCCCACAGTTGTGGATCGGCGGAGAATGCGACAGTTCGGAAGGTGAACAATGATCCGAATATTCAGAAATGCAAAAGAATTGTTGATATACGACCGGGAGCATGACCGGTTCCAGATCATGCCATGCGATAAATGCAAGTGCAGCTGTGATGATTATCTGAGGTCATATAATCTGTTTTCGCTTGTTCATTATTACGCTTATGGGGTAACAACGAAGCGCGGAACGAAGTTCAACTCCTGCGATATCACGTTCAACGGGGAATCGTTCCGCCTGTTCGTGAGCGATACAGCTTATAATGATTTTGTTTTCTGGGGTAAATCATGGTATTCTCCGGAGAGACCGGATGAGAAAAAGCTCTACAAGAAAGCGAAACAAGGAGATGTTTGCGACTCGCCATTCTATACGGATGTTACATTTGTCTCCGACACTTTGGAAAACAAGCCGCTCCGTATCGCGACGCTTTATATCCGTATCGAATACGAAAACGTGCCTAAAGAGTACAGCCTGGACAAATCGACCTGCGGCCATGGTGCAAAAACAAAGGCGTATCGAAACACGCTGACAGTTGCCGCCACCATTCAGCAGCGTTCTGCTGACAGCTATCGCTATAATACCGTTGCATCCTGCAAATTACAGCAGCAGAACCTGACGGCGGAGCCTCTGTTACTGAATCCGGAAGCGGGAATCGTTAAAGGAATTCCGTTCAAATGGGACGTTGAGAATCTTGATTTAACGGTTGAGAAAGACCCGTATCAGGATTGGGTGGACAGTCGCGAGAACCCGGAATACTGGACAACCGGAGATTTAGATTTGATTCAGTCGCCTGACTGGTACGATGTTCTGACATGGATCGGCGATTGCAACGTTAATCACTTCAATTTCAACGCCGGGTTGCGAGTCTCCCTGAGTGGCGAGACTGGCGCATCCATCAATTCCTTTTCTTTTGAGGATACCGAAATCGGAATTGTGACATATCTTGATCCGGCCGCGCCGGAATGGTGCGCAGGGGATGGAGAACCTCCACCGCCACCGCCTCCTGATTCGCCGCCGGATGATCCGGATGATCCGGAACCACCGGAGCCGTCCGATCCGCCGCAGCCGCCGCAGCCGCCGAATCCGGATGATCCGGATGACCCGAACCCGCCGGCTCCTCCAGCCGATCCCGGAGAACCTGACGCGCCGGATCCCGGAGAGCCAGGTTCGCCTGATCCGGAGCCATCCGAGCCATCCGAGCCATCAGAACCTCCGCCGGATGATCCTTTGCCACCGAAGCCGAACAACCCGGACCATCCATCATTTCCTGATCCGGAAGAACCGGACGATCCGGAGCCGCCTGACCCCGGCGATAAAGGAGCCCGGTGTACCTGGCTTTTCCAATCCAAATACGAAAATGGCAAATGGTCAGAACCGGAAGTCGTAAGATCGCTCGGATGTCAAACCGGACTGACAATCTTCGACAACGAATGGGTATACGACTCATACTGTGGAGCCGAAACGAAAGCGGTAACGACTTCGGAGATCGGCTGCGTTCTCGGCAAGTGCTACAGCTATAATGACTATGGACAGCTTGTAGAGGTTGACTGCTGCACCAAATTGAATCCGCCGCAGCCGAATCCGCCAAACAAGTATCCGATGAATTTTTCTCTGATGATTGATACCGCACATCTCTATCCGTTAATCTCGTTGCATTCCGAACAATATGATGAAGTCGTGCACACAGAGACCGATTCGGAAGGCAATACTTACGAATGGTATGAAAGTAAATATGTCGGAGACGGAGCATCCATTCGTGTCTATGAATCGTACTACGGCAACGAGCGACCGGCATTGCGTCAGCGGTGGATGATTCCCGTCACAACCTATTCGTATGAGTCAGGCGGTAAGATCATCACGGCAGAACGCGGACCATCCTGCTCCCGCTATTCGTCTGAACTTCCGTCACAGGCAACCGCCGCAGGCAATGCTGCCCGGTCGCTTCTCCTTAACCCGGACTCCTATGACTGGGCAAGCCAGACAACGAACCATTGGAACTGGGATGTCCATGGATGTTCATATCAAAGCGATAAACAAGAATGCGAATACGGAACCCGTTATCATGACTGTTATAACGGCTCTTACGCCGTCCATTCATGGTATGGCAGGCTTATCAGATTAACGCTATCCCGGAATGCGAACACACCGCTGAACGCGGTCGGCGTTGAATTCCTCGTTCAAAAAAAAGAAACTGTGGCGGGACGTCGGACCGGAGAGCCATATTCAATCGTTCAGGAGACCGAAGAGGTGTGGCGGATAATGTTCGGAGAAGAAAAGAATTTTGAGCCGGCGACCGAATATGACATGGTACATATCGTTGATCCGCCGGAATGTTCCGAAGACTGTTCCAAGTATCCGGATGGAGCCTGCCTGGATTGGTTCGACAAGTCTGAGGGATATGCTCCGGGATGCTGCGAACGGGCAGGAGCATTCGGTTATTATTGCGAAGACAATACCGGATCCCTCTGGACGGGGAAAACTGAACATTGGTTCAACTTCAAATTGAAGGCAACCGGCTATATTCTTGAGTCCGGTTCATCCGCGGCACAGAACACAGCAGCCGCGATCTCGAAGTCGGCGCTTTTGGATTTTTCGGTTCCGCTTGAGTATGACAACTTTTTGAAAAACATAGAAAATGAATTAAAAGAGGAGAATTGAACATGGCATGTTCCTGCACCCAAAACAAAACTGTCCGTCCTGTGGAAACTTGTATCTTCTGCGGCAATAAACATATCACCACCGCTGTGGCGATCCGGCCGGCTGATCCGGTGAGCATCACAAACAGTTATGTCATTGGGCAGATCGCCTGCGCCGCAAAACACTATAACACGAATTTTCCGGAAATGAATGCAAAATGCGTGGCACTGATTGACAGAATCTATTCGCATGAAGATTACAGTAAAGAACTTGACGAACTTCACTCTTCCGCATGGCAGCTTGTTCTGGAGAACCAGAAAAATAAAACGGAGTATTTATATCGGGCAGTCGTCGATCCGCTTCCCGATTCGGCTGATTACCGGGCTTCCTGCACGAGACTTGCCACGGCGAAAGCTCTTTATGAACTCGAAATTGGTTACCAGTCCGTCAATAAATCATACGCGATGGGCGAGCTGATCGCTGCCGCATGGCATCTGCAACGGCTGGATAGAATGCTTGCGTTCCGATGCCGGAGTATCTGGCTGAAAATCGAAAAATTACAGGAATGCAATAGAGAGCTTGATTCACTGATTGAAACAGTATGGGAACGCTGTTGATAATTCTCTGCGTTGACATTCTCCACAACTATATAAACGGGAGAATGTATGAATACTCAACAGATTTTTATGCGCTTGGACGGGGTGATTGGAACGAGAGTTACCCCATCGAATCAGCAGGATATGACTTCAATTTCTCTTGCGAAAGGGATGGAAGTCGTATTGTCTTTTTCCATCTTTTCCGGAGACACAGCGGATTCGCTGATACCCGGTTCAACATTGGCGGAATACGCCGCGTGGGAATTCGTTCTGAATGACAAATTCGACCCGAATCCCGTTGAATTGCGTTCCACCAGCATCACGATTAATCAGGCCAATAACAGCATAGACGTTTACATTTCGGACACGAATACGGTCGAACTCTCCGAATGGCTTGGAGAAACGGACAGTAAGATAATCGGTTTCGCTCTGGAAGGTACTCGAACGGGGAAAACTAAACCCGACCTGATTCTCCAGTCAACAATGGTTATTTATAATCGGCGCAATTCCGCCGGAGAGCCGACCGAAAATCCGGACAATTACTATACGAAGACAGTTCTTAACGCGATTCTTTCCGCAGGTGATGAATATGAATTTTCTGTGGACGGAGAAACTGATTGGCATTCTACTCAAGCAGACGGCGACAAATATATGCGCTCCCGCAACAAAGAAATCGCTGGAGACTGGTCTGACGCATTGAAGATTCCGGAGGGAACTCCGGGCAAAGCCGGAACAAATGGCACAAGCAGTTACCTCTATATTGCTTACGCTTCGGATGCCGCCGGAAAGGGGTTTTCGCTTATCCCGTCCGACTCTCTTCCGTATCGCGCGGAGATCGTATCAGAGACGGAAATAACGACACCGACCGCCGCTGATTTCGCTGGTAAATGGGTCCGGTTCGTCGGGCAGGACGGAACCGCCGGAGCGGGGTTCAATACACCAATCACTCCGGTGTCTGATGCGGATGCAGTAACGCCGGAAACAGGTAAAATAACACCGTATATCCGTCAGAACGGGGATAATTACGAACTAGCCGGAAAGAAGCCGGACGGAGAGACTGTTGTAATTGGAGGTTCTTCTGGTCAGTCAATCATAATTGACTTCGCAACAGTATCTTCCGTCAACGAAGGCGATACAACATGCAGCGTGATTTTGAATTCGACATCGAAAACTGTTGAATCTGTTGCATACGATTTTGCGGCAGCAACAACGGAGTGATTTTTTATGCTGTATATCGATAAAAAGACTCCGGCAACCGGACAGAAAGGCATCGTAATGGACAACATCTATCTGCCTCTTTCTGACGAAACGCCCGCTGCCGGGCGGAAAGGACTTTTTGTCCAAAATTCCGGGGGGAAATTTTTTCTGCCGCTTCAGGAAAAAGGCGGAGCGCCAACCACCGGTCAAAAAGGTTTTTTTGTTCAAATCGGAGACCGGAAAATGTTTATTCCAATCTATGAATCCGGGGTTCCATCAGGACTTGTCTTCTATGCTTCCGGCGCGTCGCTGTCACAAGCGGAAACCGGGCAGAGTCTCTCCATGCAGGGAACAGGAGTTTCTCTGACCTCGTATAACGGGGCCCCCGGATATAAAATTGAGTCTAGCTCAACATTGCGTTTCTCTGATGCAGGTTTTCCGAGCGGAGGGAATCCATACACAATATCTCTTTGGGCAAAAGCAGATCAGACCGCATACTCAGAAACCGTTCTGTTTATGTGGGGAAATCTCAACGGCAACGGCGTAGCTCTTGCATATTGCAATGATACGGAGGTGCGGGATGTTGGCGGTTATGGAATCAACCACGACTCGCCGTCTAATACCATTGTACATACAGATTTTAACCACATTGCATTGAGCTATGACGGCCAAAGCAGTCGCATCTATGTGAATGGAGTTCTCGTTTCGACACAACAGATCAGCCGCTCGCTTTCTTTGCAGGAGGGCGTGATTGGAGCGACCCACTCCTGGGGAGAAAATTTCTCCGGTCTCATTTCCGGTATCCGGGTATTCGACCGGGCTCTTGAACTTGAAGAAATTCAGGAGTTGTCGAAAGAATACAGTGTAGCATAAACTCTGGGAGATTATTCATGCTTATTGACATTCTGCGGGAAGATGAACAGGGAAACGTTTACGTTCTGCGGGAGCCGGGTGGTTTGACGGTGGAGTGGCACGGAAAGAGCGTCACGGTTCCTTGCGGATTCCGGAGCGACGGCGCGTCCGTTCCCCGGTTTTTCTGGCGATGGGTTTTCCCGCCGGGCGATACACGAGCTCTGCGTGCTGCGTTCGTGCATGACTGGATTTACCGCACGCATCCGGAGGGTTGGACCAAAGCGGAAGCCGATCAGCTGTTCCGCGAGCTACTGATCGAGGACGGGATGCCGGAGCGTTTCGCCCGGAGAGCGTACTGGGGCGTGCGTCTGTTCGGTGGCGATTCCTGGCATCAGGGAGGAATGGTTAAATGAATGAAGAGGAAAGTATGTTTTACGCGAACATCGACACATTAAAGTTCTGCACGCCGGATTCGCCGGAGAAAGCCGGGGACAAGCCGCAGTTCCGACACACGGAGAGTAAAAGCATCGACATAACGTTTCTGCGTGGGGATGGAACTCCGCTGAATTTGACCGGAGCAACGCTCACGCTGGCGCTGGACAGCAACTATTATCACTGGGACAAGCTGACCGCGTTTTCGGAGGGCGATAAAGTCCAGATTCTGAATCCCGGCGGCGGAGTCGTGCGGTTCTTTGTGGACTGCAACAGCGCCAAATTCGCGCAGCTGGTCCAGTGTGGAAGCTCGACGGTCAAGATGGAGATCGTGATGATCGCCGCCGGGGAGACGGAGGAGCGGACGCTCCTGCATGATGACGGCATCCGGCTTCTTCCTCGCGTCCACACCTCCGAGGGAGCGCCTGCCGATGCGTCTCCGGATTATTATTCCAAAGCGCAGATCGACGCGCTGATGCAGTCGAACACGCGCGTGGAGCTTGCCGCCTGTACGGGAATGGGCATCAGGTGCACGGATGAGGGAACGCTGATGACGTGGATCGACCCGGACGACGTAACGCTCAACGGTTCCGTGCTCGCGCGGTGGGACCGGACGGTACTTGTCCGGAAAGAAGGAAGTTATCCGGAGAATTCGGAAGACGGGGAGATCATCGCGGAGACCAGCCGCGCCGATGCGACCAAAAACAAGTACCGGAGCGATGGCTTTCATGATGCCGAAAGAGAAGCCGGAACAACATATTTCTATAAGCTGTTTTCGCAGACAACAGGCGGAGTCTGGAACAATCAAGATGCGAACCGATACGCGGAGACCACGTCCATGTCGTGGGGAATGGTTCAATCGTTCGTCCGCGCAGGGAGAGGACCGGAGCTCTGGCCGGTCGGAACGGTTTTCGTGGTGGATCATCCGGAATACACGCACGCAGACGGTACGGGGCTTTGGTTCCGAGTCGTTGGACACGACCAGATGCAGGCGGCAGACGAAACGCTTACGCACAGCATGTGCCTTGACATGGTAGACTGTTTATTCAATGCGCCATACGATGTAGCAGAAGCGCTTTATGCGCTAACCGCGGACGAAACCGCACAGGAATTGAAAACATACTATACGCTTTCCGGAACGGAGTACATAGCTCTTGTTGAGGGAACCGATTACAACATCGGGGATCCCGTGCCGGTTGCTTCATGGTACGAAAAGAATTTTGATATTAGAGCAACAGGCGGCTCAAACAATGCCATTCAAAGCAATATGATCCAGTGGGCGAACTCTGACGGTAAAGCGGGGGAATGGTATTCCCCGACTACCATTTTTGATACATGCAGCAGCGCCTTGCTTAACCGGAATGGATTCTTGAGATACATTGATCCGGAATTCCTCGATATAGTAAAACCCGCTAAGCTGATTACGGCGAAATCCAACCCGGAGGGCGGTGATGCTTTTATCCATCAAGCAAAGTTCTGGGCACTTTCCCGCTCACAAGTTTCCGGTTTGGCTAATAACGCAATTACAGAGAATGCATATTTGGAGTATTACAGTGGAGGTGGTTCAAGAATTAAGTACCTGAAAGATACTGCAACGCCGCAGGGTTATGTTTTGCGTTCTCCAATAGTGGGATCCTCTTGTGATGAGCAATGCGTTCTGAATCAAGGGGATTTGAATAGCTACGCATCAGGTAATTCGTTCGGATATACGCTAGCCTGCATCATTGCATAAGGAAAAAACAAAATGAAAATTATTCCATCAAAAACGTTCGAGGCACAGGAGGCAGCACGCAGAGCCGCGAAACCTGCGGAAGTCAAAAAATACAGCACACTGAAAATCATCCGGACGCTCGGCGATTCGTGGGAGCCGTACCGGAAACAGTTAGAGGAAGCCGGGGTTCTGGATCAATTTTTCGCCGCCAATTATCTGGCGAGCGATGACCCGGTATTTGTTGCATTCCTGCAAACTGTGCCACAGGAGGTAAGGGAAAAATTGGAAACTTGTATCTGGGATCCGGAATGATGGCAAAACTGACCGTAAATGAGCGGCTTTCCAAAGTCGAAAGTCAGCTAGATGAAAATAACAAAACCACATGGCGGGTGTTCGAGGCTCTGTACGGAAACGGGAAGCCGGGACTGTTGACAGAATTCCGAATGTTGAGGCAGAGCGTGGAAGAGCACCACAAAACCGCCGCAACCGCGCAGAATCAAAAGCGCTCCGACTGGAAGTGGATCATCACGACATCGGTCGCGGCAAGCGCGGTGATCGTGGCGATATTCAAATAAAACATAACGAAAGGAACAAAAGACATGGGCAGAGCGGAAATTTTCGGGATTTGGGACAAAATCCGGACAGGAATCGTAATCGGAGCGATTGCAGGGATGGTCGCATTTGCGGCTGGGTGTAGAGCCACAACGTCGGAGGCTTCACAATCGGGACGCGCGCACAGGCGGGGATTGATCCGCAGAGCATGACGGCGAACATCTCGCACACGGACGGACTGAACGTGATCGATGTCTGCCGGGAGAATTCGGAGTGGGAAATCGAGATCAATGACGAAACCGGAGTCTCCGTAGACAAGAAAACCGGCAACATCAAGGGCATAAAGAAGATTCGCCGGAAA